AGGAAGTTGCCTACGTCACCTGCGTACTCATACGCCAAGGGTTGCTCAGGCTTGTAGATGCGGTCTTCCATGAACTTCTCAGCCGCCTTGTCACCATGCACCAATCGCGTAGGGATTGAGTTGATGCCCTGCGTCATGGCTGAGCCTAGGAAGCGTCCAGCTTGTAAGCCACCAGCAAGCTTCTCAAGTGGGGATGTGTCAGCGCTCTTTTGGCGCTCAAGGTCAGCAAGGCGGACACCTAGTCGTCTGTCCATCTCAAGGCGTTCTCGTGTCGGCTTTTCATCCGCATACTCAAAGGGTAACTCCATCGCCCTTGGGTCTTCAATGAACGGCATCGGCTTAGCCGACTTAAAGTTCTTCGCCTTGATGTTCCCAACTCGTGGGTAGAACGCTGGTTTGTTTTCGTCAGCCATGGCTTATCCTGCTGAGTTTGTGTTGGCCCAATGATACCTTGGGTGTAGCCGTTCGTCCATCATGCGCTGTACGGGTTCTCAAGCTTACGGGACATACCGCTGTCCGCATAGTCGTCCATGTCGTAGTCGTCCCTTGGCTCACCATCAATGTCAAGCCAGCCTGCATCACGCAGGAACCGCAGGCCTTGGGTACAGGCATCCACGAAGTCGTCATGCGTTGAATCAGGGAAGCTACAGATCTGGGACACGAAGCCTTCAGCCCAGTCCTTGACGTAGCCCTTCCTGACACTGCTCTCAGGAATCCACACACGGCCAGCGGCAATGATATTGGAGACAATGTTCAGGCGCTGGATCTTGTCAGCTCTGCCGGGGTTGTAGGCTCTCACAGGCAAGTGCCCACGCTGTAAGTCTTGGATCAAGGCTATGCCTGCGGACTTGTCCTCCACGAGAATCAGGTCTACGCGCTTCTTGTTCTTGCCCTCACCGTACACCACGTCGTACTCCTCGATCACTTTGGGGCGCAGGTCTGGGTACTGGAGCCTGTCTTGCCAGCAGTCGATCACCATTGCGGACATGGGGCCATCTAGGGGCTTGAACACACCAAAGGTAATGGCCGCCGTCGGGTCGTTGACCGTCTTCTCTGAGCTGGCGCAGTCGTAGCTTTGCAGGATGTACTCGAACTTTGGGAACTCCTTGTTTGGCGCCCACAGCTTGAACATCTCCCGCTTAACGATGCCTGACTCTTCTGGATCGATCAGCTCAGCGTGGATCTCCTGCCTACCGATCTTTGTGCCCTCGTACGACAGGATCTGCTTTTGAAAGCTTGGAGCGAGATTAGCGAGGTTGACGTAGGTAGATGCCGTCGTCATGGCCACGTCGTCTCCTTCACGCCCCACGAGCTCCACAATCAAGTCTTTGGGGCGTGGGGTAGTTGTTGCAATGATCTGAGTTCTGCCGTCATCCTTCTTGAGACGGACAGCAAACTGGATGTTGTACCAAGCCTCGTCGAGGTAGTCCCATGCGGCAAGCTCATCCAGCCATGCACCGTGATACTGGCCACCGCGGAAGCGATCAGGTTCGCTGGCGCTGATACCCTTGATCAGGCTCCCGTTGATCAGGACGATCTCGTGCAGGGCCTTGTTGTAGTCCTTGATCAGGATCTCAGGGATCACAGCGATCAGTCCTGACTCACCCTCAAAGCACGTACCCCTGACGTCCATAGAAGTCGGAGCAGAGACCAGCCAGCGGGTGTTCGGGTTCTCCCATGCCCACCACCAGAGCTGTTCAGCCGCAGTACGGGTTTTCCCTGCCCCACGGCCAGCCAGCATGAGCCAGATGTTCCAGTACGTACCTTGGGGGAGCTTCTGATGATTGAAGGCGCCTGAGAGCCATTTAGCCCTACTGGCGTATGCCATCGAGTGGTAGGGGCCCAGACTCTTCCTGATGTTCGGATCAGCAAGGATGTCCAGAACGTCTTTGTCTATGACCTCGCTCATTCAGCGATCCGAATAAGCTCAAGGCGCTTGATGGCCACATCCATAACGCTCTTGACCTCGCCATCCACAATCATGGCGTCAACCTTCTCCTCGGGCTGTTTGTACTCACCGTACTTCTTGGGCGCCATACGTGCGGCTGTCCATTTGCGGGTGTCAACCCGAAGCCTCATCCACGCAACATAGGAGGAGTCAAACTTGACCTCGATCAACTCACCGTTCTTGTCAGTCACGTAGCTTAGCTCTGGTGGCTGGTCAACAATATCGATCAATTCGTCGAACTGCGTCTCAGCTTGAAGTTCACGCGCACGGGCGTATTTGTCGCAGAAGCTTGCGTCAGTAGCCAACCAACGGAACACAGTTGCCTTATCTGGCATACCATCTTCCTTACAGATCTTGTTGAGACTCTCTCCCTCAGCTAAGCGTATACAGATGAGGTTAGCCATCTGATCTGTGAATGAGGAAGGTCTACCTGTCTTGGTCACCTCTTTGTTTTGCGGCTTACCTGTCACATCGGCGACAGTGTCGCTGGGAAGACTCTTTGGTTTCTTTGCCATCACTGGACTCCTTTAACGCAAAGTTTAACGGATCTTTGTCTGTGTGTGCAACGTTAGTCTTTCAATCCCCTCATGATTCTTCTATCCATGTCCTTGATGGTGAGTTTGAATTCTTTGTTTTGTTTCTCAAGGTTTGCGATTTTTACTGTGGCGTACTTCAGCTTTGACTCCAGCTCCTGTACCAGTGTCTGTAGCTCTGTGATGGCCTTGTTTGCCAGCTCAGGGTTCTCGCAGATCCAGTCCGCTTCCCAGATTTGTTCGGTCATCGCTTCATATCCCTCACGTAACAGGCGAAGGACTGCGCTGTATCCCCCAGACTGGCCATCTTCTGGAACTCATGCGCAACCTCTTCCAGAACTTGGTTTCTTTGTGAGGGCGACACGTACACATCAAAGTGATACGGCTGGCCAGACTTCATAGCCGCTTCGTGCTGAATTCGGTCGAACTCGTCATCCTCTGCTGTCTTGATCATGAATTTTTCTCCAACAAAGCGGTTTCTATCTTCTTTGCCCACTCGAGCACCATGATCATGTTCCAGTTGGAGCTTTCAGCAGTTACGCCTAGAGCCTTTTGAATCTCTTCGTCCGTCAGGCTCTTCCAAGGTCGAACATAGTCTTGAATGTCATCATCCATTGTTTTTTCTTTCAGGTCTAGGGCAATCGGTTGGAGGGATACACGCACACCAGATAGCCTTGTACTGCCCTCTCGGCGCGATCTCCCATCTGTCAATGTACACATCTGGCATGTTCTTTAAAACTTTTCTGACGTTGCACCTTGGTCGGTTTAGCAACTCAGACAGTTCCTCCAAGGTCATGCCATCAGGTATTCCGCGGAGCGCAACTCGTACGCTCTTGATCACAGCCATGCTCATAGAGCCACTTTATCGGGCGTTTGAGCCGTTTTCTGGTCGAGTTGAGGGTCAAGGTGCTTGAGTAGCTGTTCGAGGCTTACAGGGCCTATTTTCTCTAGCCGTTTAATTTCGGTCAGAACACAGTCAACACCTGCGTCGAATCCTTGGATGTAGGGGCTCATGTTGGTCTCGCTCATGCCGCCACCTCTTTGGACAGGATCAGTTGCAGGCCAGCCACAAGTTGCTCAGCCTCTGCCCGGGTGAGCGTGGTGCTCATGCTGGCTTGGCGCCCTTGCAGGAACATCCACACCCCGCCGTCGTCCCACTCGGAGATCGACACGCGAACATTGTTTTTAGTGTTGATTGTGAGGTCGTCGGTCATGCTGTTTCTCCTGTGGGAAGGGTTGCTGACTCAGCCAAAGTCACGATACGGACAGTGCCCTTGTCCAAGGCAAGGTTCCAGCGCTTGGCGTACACGAACTGGACAGCCTGCTTCAGGGTGAGGGGGATAGTCTTGACAGACCATGTGTTGTCGTAGTCGCTGTGCATCACAACAACGTAGTCTTTTTTCCAAGAGGTGCTTTTCATGATGGTTCCTTAAACAGCTAAAGATTGAATGTATTTTTTGGCATCCTTCAGGCGGATGTAACGGGAGATGCACTTGCCGTCGTGCATGACCTCCCACTCGCTTGACAGGGTGTTGCAACGGAAGCCGTAGGACTGGATGCGCACGATTGAGTACGCGCCCACTGTGAGAACTGTTTTTTTGTTGTCGATCATGCTGTCACCTCTTGCAAGAAAGAACGAACTGTTGCCATGTCTTCAGCAGACACAGACCACTCATTGGCGTTGCCACCGTCCAAGCACAAGCCGCCTTCTGTGCCACCCCATCCGTCTGTACCCAAGATTGTGGACACATAGTAGCGAGACACGAACTGACCGAACTCAGTGTGTGGGTAACGAGCGTCATAGAACTCTACGAGGGGTCTGTCGCTGTCATGAGTCAAGCAGAAGTCACGACCGTACTTGTCGCCTTGGTTGACTACGCGAACATTGAATTTTGAAACTGTGATCATTTTGGATTCTTTCAAGTAACCGCCTGATTGGCGTGGATGCATCTTAACATGAAATTAAAGCGGGTTAGGGGTAGGGACTTTCCCTAGCTTCTGTAATTTGTTCAACGATTCTTTGTGGTTTAGCAGATTGATCAACGAACGTGTGATCTCGTCATGCATCTTCATTGGCAGTGGGTTCTCATGTGAAACTGCACGAAGTGTTCTGATGGCTTGGTTTGTTTGGTACAAGGTCATGTTGTTCCCCTTACGCTGTAGGTGTAACGGTGATACGTGCTGAGCCTTCTTTGCGGAAGGAGTTGAGTTGCTCTTCGGTAATCTTGAAGTGCTTGCAGAGTGCTTCGTAGTTGACGCTTCCGATAACGTCGGCGATCACAACGGTCACACCGTACTTCTCACCGCGGTGCTTGCCTTCGCCGTATGTGTTGGCAACTTCGTCTTTGAGGGTCTTGACCTTAGCGGCAAGAGCTTTTTGTTCACGATCCAACACTGCGAGTTGGTCGATAGGGCTGAGCAATGATTCGACTGTTGCGACTGTTTGGATCAATGTTGCTGTTGTCATGATGTTTGTCTTTCAAGTAACCTGCTTATTGCAGTGATTGCATCTTAACATCAAGTTAAAGCGCTTGTGCAATCTTTTTATAAATATTTTTGTAGGTGCTTTCCCTAACTCTTGATCAGGAGCTCCATCACCCTCTTCACGGTGACGTTCAGGGCGTCGATCTCCTCCATCTTGGCTATGGCCCACGCCCTGCGCTCCCCGTGCCAGCCCATCTTGCTTCCCTGATGGCAGGACTTGCACAGAGCCACCACCGTGTACTGCCTGTGCTGTTTGACGTGGTGGGCATCACTTGGCCCCTCTTGATCGCACACCGAGCAGGGGAGCTCCTTGACCAGCCCGACGTAGGCGCGTTCCTTAGCGGTGAGGGTGTTGTTCACAGCGTGGCTTTCATGATGTTTCGGTTGCTGGTCTCTTGCGTGCGCCACACGGCGATTCTTTCCTGCGCGGCTATCAACATCCAGCGAAGGCGTTCGCGCTCCTCTACAGCCTGTTTGAGGGCTTGCAGGTGGGCTTTGTAGCGTGGGGAGGCGTAGGCTTCTCTCTCCTGCATGGCCGCTGTCTTGTACTCGCCGTTGCTGTTGTTCTCGGCGCTCTTCATCTCCTCTGCCTTGATTGTCTTCCTTAGCTCCTCCATGTACACCTTGTTGGCCTCAGCTTGGGCGTACTCGGCGGACTTTGAAATCATGAAGTCCACTGCCGCCTGTGGATCGATTAGTTTTTCGTTCATGTCAGCTCCTGTATTTCAACGATCAGTTTGCCGGGCTTTTGTCCAGCTTTTCTGTAGATCATGATGGGTTGAAAGAATTGATCGTTTACAAAGAGCGCATCAGCCAAACCGTCTAGGGCGCCCTTGGCCGCGGCTAGGCAGTTGTCTGCGTCACGTTTACGCTTGTCAGGCATCTCGAAGGTCAGGGTGAGCCTGATGTCTTTGCCTGCGTGCTTCCAGCCCTTGATTTGGTGCTTGGCCAGCCAAGTGCTGTTCTCACGGTAGTCCGAGCGGAGTTTGTAAAGTTTTCCCCAGTGCGTACCCTTGGCGCGGTTAGGAAACAGCTCCGCAGGCGGGAAGTCCAGCTCAATCCGCACGGCGCATCCTCGTTCTGATTGCCTGCGCCAGCTCCTCTTGGCTCCACTCCTGAGCAATACGTGCGCAGGCTTCTCGCTCGATGGCAATCGCCTGCTTCGTTGTTTGGATGGCCACAGCCATAATCTCGGCTTTAGCTTGGGCTAGGCCCTCTTCAAATTCTTTTGCTGTGAAAAGCGTCTGTCCTGTGCCCTGAGCAAAGAACTTCTTCTGAAAATCACTGAGCTCTACTTTTGCCATTTTCTCTCTCCTGTTTCATGCGGTTTACTAGGTCAAGCATGGTTGGTGTGCCACGCCTTTTTTCGATGTCATTCTTTACTCCTTGCCACCATAATTGCCCGTTGCCTGAGCCGAGCTCGATAGCCTTCTTCGTGTAGCGTTTCATCCACTCCCTTGCTTCGCACGCCCTCATGTGCTCCAAGGTCTCCTGTGAGATTGAGACATTCGAGGGCGCAAGCCTCGGTGTAGGCGTGGCCATACCCCTCGCGGATTTGGTCAAGGATTTTTTGAGCGTCATCTTTTGTCATGCCTTCCTCTTTGCTAAGCCTGCACGAATAGCCAGCTCGTTGCGCAGGCGGTACTCGTACTTGGTTTTTCGGATCTTCTCGTGCTCGGTGGGCTGAAGTTCAGGCTCGTTGTCGAAAAGGGCGGCAAACTCTTGCCACTTGGGCGGGTAACCTCCTGAGTTGGCGCCCCAAGAAATCATGTCGATCTGCATGACCTCAGTGATCGCAACTCGGATCTTCTCGCTGTCGCGCAAGGCTTCTGTTACCCGAGGCCATTGTTCAGGCAGGGCCTGATGGTGGTAGGCACAGACCCAGTGGCCACCAGTGGAGATGCCGCCAGCCATAGGGCAACCGTTGGCAAAGCAGTTTAGGTTATTGGGGCCGTCATCGACAGCTTCGTGTTTGGTGAATTTTGTAAAGTTTTTCAGTGCCATGATCAATCCCTGTGGTATTTGCCTTCAATGATTTTTGCGAAATTGGTCGGCTTGATGATCCATTCGAGGTCAGCAAGAAACGGTGGCTTGTCCTTACTCTGGGTTCTGCCAGTCAGAAACTTGGAGCTACCGACGTGTTCAAAGAACTGCTTCCACCACGCCAAGACATCTGCGTGGCTGACAGGGCCGTCCTTGGCCAAGTCCAGCGCAACCTCACGCCACCTCTGTCTTAGGTAACCAGAACGGGTATCGTTCCAGATCTCGACGTGAGGCAGGCTTGGCAAGGTGGCGTGGTACAAAGACAACACTCCCTTGTGATCACAACCGGGTAACTTTGAAACTTGCTTTTCGTCAGGTTCGCCTGTTGGCGGACGAACAGTATCTTTAGATACTGTAATACTGGTTATTGGTTTATAGTTAGTAGTTGCTATTGGGGGTGAAGTAGGGGGGCTATTAGCCTCCCCATTGGGGGGTGTTACACCCTTGTTACCCCACCTCTTAGCCGCCCCACGCTTTCCAGCTTCAGCAAATTCCTTGTATTGCTGAATAACTTCTTCACATCTAGCGTGAAACCAACCATCTTCTTGCTTCTCAAACATGTCAGCCAAAACAGCCTCAACCACTTGGGTTCCTATGCGTAACCGTCTGGCAACCCACTGGGTATCCAATGGGATTTTCTGTTCGGTGTCGTAGTACATGTCCAAGAGCCTGCGATAAGCAAGATCCTCATCGTTGGACAAGTGGGTAGTCGCCGACCGATAGTCGGCAATATTGAATTGAAAGTAGTGCATAGCCGCCTTTTAAAACAACCCCTTAAAAGAAACAGCGGCAGGAGAGGGGATAACTCTTTTCGGTAGGGTGATCAAGCCCTACCTAGCCGTGCTTCAAACTTTACACGAAAAACAAATCAGGACGCAAGTCTTTTCTTGTGACCAGACCTTGCGTTGCTTTTTCAATCTTAACCGCTAACGCGGCAGA